TCCTGCTCTTAACGCTAACCTTAACGTTGATGACACAGGCAATACATTTGCTGGTGTTCTTGGCGGTAAGTTCAAGGTATACATCGACCCTTATGCTGCTAACGTTGCTGCTTCTCAGTACTACGTTGCTGGATACAAAGGTTCTTCACCTTACGATGCTGGTCTGTTCTATTGCCCTTACGTTCCTCTACAGATGGTTCGTGCAGTTGGTGAGAACACCTTCCAGCCAAAAATTGGCTTTAAGACTCGTTACGGAATCGTAGCAAACCCATTCGCACAAGGAACTACTCAAGGTTCAGGTGCTCTTAACGCCAACGCTAACGCATACTACAGAAGAGTACGTGTTAACAACCTAATGTAATTCATATTACATACTTCTTAAAAAGACTCTCCTCGGAGGGTCTTTTTTCTTGTCTAAATAAAACATATAGAATATTTTGAGGTCATTAAAATGGCAAAAGGAAAAGCAGCTGTCTCTTCCACTGGAGCATCTATGTCTAAGTATGATGTGGAAGTAGAAGCAAGACTTAAAGCATTAGAAGCACAAGCACATCCAACTCCTACTGGTAAGACACAGAAAAAAGTTGATGATAGACTTGATGCTCTAGAAAAAGCAGTTAAAGCACTTCAATCATCTGGTGGTGGTAGTGACTCATCTGATCATGCTAAAATTCTTGACCTTGAAGCAAAAGTAAATAAACTTTGGAACTAATAAATGTCTGCCTTTGCAAATCAAATACAGAATAGGAATTTTCTTGCACCAGTAGGATTTAAATTTGACCTAGCTAAATTTCCAAAAGCGTCATTTTTCTCAAACTCTGCTAGAATACCAGAGATAGTACTTGGAACAGTAATACAACCAGGATATTTAAAGGACATTGATGTTCCTGGTGAGAAATTGCAATATGGTGATTTCTCCTTAAGATTTTTAGTTGATGAAAATCTTGAGAATTATATGTCAATTCATAATTGGTTAACTGGTCTTGGTTTTCCAGAAAATCCTCAACAGTTTATTGATAAAACTACTGACGAAGAAAGTCAGAGAGATATGAATGAACAGTTTAGTGATGGATCTCTTAGAATTTTAAATTCTAATTTTCAAACAATGGCTATTGTAAAATTTAATGATTTATTTCCAACATCAATAACATCATTAGAATTTGATTCAACGGAAACAGATATTAACTTCTTTACAGCAGAGGCATCTTTCAAGTATACTGTGTATAATATAGTGAAACCAGATCATAGAACACCCTTATGAACCTTGATAAAATTCAGGAGATGTGGGAGCGAGATGCTGTCATTGACCCTGATAATCTACATGATGAATCATTAAAAACTCCTCAATTACACGCAAAGTATTATACAGTTTATAATACTATTACTTTGATGCGTGAACGTGCAAGAGAGCAACATAGTAAAATAAAATTAGAAAGATATAATTTTTATACTGGTAAAGCACCAGCAGAGGTATATGCTGAAGAACCATTTCCGTATAAGGTTAGGGAGAAAGACGCAATACAGAGGCATTTAGAAGCAGATGAGAAGCTTACTAAGATAGATATGAAGATAAGATATTATGATGCTACTTTAAAGTTCTTAGAAGAAATAATTAGAGCACTTGGTAACAGAACATATCAGATAAAAAATGCTATAGAATGGCATAAATTCCAGTCAGGATTTGGATGATAAATAAAACCATATGAGACAGATTCATGTCACACTTGGTTATTATAAAGAAAAATGAGGTGTTTCTGTGTGTGAAAGCAGAACCTCATGTATATTATGAATTAGCAGATCAGTTTACTTTTGAAGTACCTGGAGCAAAGTTCTCACCTGCTTATAAGAAGAAATTTTGGGACGGTAAGATAAGATTATTTAATACTCAGAAAGGAGAAATATATGTTGGGTTGTTAGATAGGATAGTTCAATTCTGTAAAGATCATGGATATACTTACGAATTTTTAGATAATAAACATTATGGTCCTCCATTTGAAGTCAATGAAATGATTTCAAAGCAAGGTGTAAAGGACTATGTTAAAGGAATATCAAGACATAAACCTAGAGATTATCAGATTGAAGCAATATACGACGCTCTAAGGTATAATAGAAAGTTGTTAATATCCCCAACTGCTTCTGGAAAGTCCCTAATGATATATGGGATCTCTCGCTATTTTGTAGAGAAAGGAGAAAATATTCTGATAGTTGTTCCGACGACTTCGCTAGTAGAGCAGATGTATAAAGACTTTGAAGACTATGGCTGGAATGTAGGCTCATTTTGTCACAAGATATACGCTGGTAAAGAAAGAGAGACAAACTCTCAAGTCATTATCACTACGTGGCAATCAATCTACAAACTCCCCAGAAAGTATTTTGAGAGATTCTCTGTTGTTATTGGGGATGAAGCTCACCAGTTCAAAAGTAAATCACTTATATCTATAATGACAAAACTTTCGGATGCAAAATATCGTTACGGATTTACAGGAACTCTTGATGGATCACAAACACATAAATGGGTTCTTGAGGGATTGTTTGGACCTTCCTATAAGATCATAAAAACTGACGAGCTAATGAAGAAGGGGCATTTGGCGAAACTGGATATCAATGTACTTCTATTGAAACACCCACCTAATAAATTTGAAACATTTGAAGAAGAAGTTAAGTATATTATCGGACACACACGTAGAAACAACTTTATTAAAAATTTAGCACTTGATCTTAAAGGAAACACATTGATTCTTTATGCAAGAGTAGAAGGACATGGACAACCATTATATGAAATGATAAATAATAATACAAGTGATAGTCGTCATGTATTCTTTGTACATGGTGGTGTAGATACCCAAGATAGAGAAAAGGTTCGTGATATCACTGAAAGAGAAGATAATGCAATCATTGTAGCGTCTTATGGAACATTCTCCACAGGTATTAATATTAAAAACCTTCACAACGTCATTTTTGCTTCTCCGTCTAAGTCTAGAATTAGGAATCTCCAGTCAATTGGAAGAGTCTTAAGAAAAGGAGATAATAAATCCAAAGCAACTCTATATGACATTGCTGATGATATTCGTTATAAATCTAGAAAAAATTACACACTTAATCATTTAATAGAGAGGATTAAAGTCTATAACGAAGAAAAATTCAATTATGATATAGTTAACATACCACTGAAAAACTAATGGGAGAAGAGTTCTACGCTATAATTAAATTAATATCAGGGGAAGAAATCCTAGCATTAACTTGTGTTGATGAAGAAAGTGGTGATGTAAATCCCAGTCTTATTCTTCATAATCCTGTAGTTATGAATATGATTAATCATCCTGGTGGAGCATCCTATGTTAAAGTTAAATCATGGTTGGAATTAGCTGATGATGATATTTTTGTTTTAAAATATGATAAAGTCGTTACTATATCTGAAAGTAGAGATGAAAAGATAATTTCTATTTACAACAAATACATTGAAGAGTCTAATAATGAGACAGTTAGGTTCAATACACCAAATATTCAAGGAAAAGTTAATGTCTCTAGTGATATGGGATATCTATCTAGTGTAGAATCTGCCAGAAAGAAACTAGAAGATATTTTTAAAATGAATATTAAAGAAAGCTAGATATTTCCCATCAACCCTTACAAAGGTATTCTAAGTATAATTTGATAACTTGTCAAGCCCAAGAAATATGCTATAATACTTATATGTTAAGACGGGAACAACAATGCTATGCCTAAAAAGAAATCAGAACACTACGTAAATAACAAACAACTCTTAGAAGCACTAATTGTTTATAGGGAAAAGGTTGCTCATGCAAAAGAGAATGACCTACCTAAACCTCGTATTACAAACTATCTTGGTGAGTGTTTTTTAAAGATTGCTACACACTTATCATATAAACCAAACTTTGTGAACTATATGTTTAGAGATGATATGATCTCTGATGGTATAGAGAATTGTGTACAATACATTCATAATTTCGATCCAGAGAAGTCTAGGAATCCTTTTGCATACTTTACTCAGATTATTCATTATGCCTTCCTTAGAAGGATACAGAAGGAAAAGAAACAATTGGATATTAAATCAAAGATAATTGAGAGAACAGGATTTGATGAAGTTATGGTGGTAGATGATACTGCTCTTTCTGGTGCTAGTTCTGAATATAATACTATTAAAGATAATATTCAATATAAGACTTCCAATAGATGAAAATAGCAATCATAACCGATACTCATTATGGTGCAAGGAAAGGTTCTAAGCATATACATGAATATTTTGAGAAGTTCTATACTGACATCTTCTTTCCGTCTTTAGAAGAGCATGGTATAGATACTATCATTCATATGGGTGATATATTTGATAGTCGTAAGTCTATTGATTTACAGACTCTTGAATGGTCTAAAAGAGTTGTATTTGAACCACTTAAGAAATATAAGGTATATGCTATTGTAGGTAATCATGACTGTTATTATAAGAATACTAACTTTGTAAACTCTCCAGAGTTATTATTACAGAATTATCCAAATATAAAATTATATTCTAAGGCAACTGAGATCAAGGTTGGTAAGAGGAAGATATTAATGCTTCCTTGGATTAATAGTGAAAACTATGATTCTAGTTTAGAGATACTTAAAAAGACCACCAGTAAAGTTGTTATGGGACATCTTGAAGTAAATGGTTTTAGAGCTACTCGTGGACATATGATGGAAACTGGTATGGATGTTAATATCTTTGATAAATTTGAAAGGGTATTTTCTGGTCATTTCCATACAAGATCTAATGATGGAAAGATATTCTATTTGGGCAATCCATATGAGATGTTCTGGAATGATGTGAATGATCCTAGAGGATTTCATATTTTTGATACGGAAACCCTCACCCACACTCCAATTAACAATCCTTATAAATTATTTTATAATGTATATTATGAAGATACTCCACATCAAACATTTGATGCAACTGAATATCATAATAAAATTGTCAAGGTAATTGTTCGTAAAAAGACTAAACCTAAGATGTTTGAAAAATTTCTTGATAAACTTTATTCAGTTGGTGTTCAAGAATTGAAGATCATTGAAAACTTTGATATTCAAGAAAGTGAAGATTTTGATATAGATGAAGAAGAGAATACTATTTCAATTTTGAATAGATATATTGAGGAATCTGAATTTGATTTAGATAAAAATATTATAAAGGGTATCTTCCAAGATCTTTATAGACAAGCTTGCGAAGTAGAGTAATGTTTCTTTTAACATTAAAAGATAAGAAAGATGAAGGGGCATATGCTGTTCAAGATTCTGATGGTGATAAAGTATTATTTTTATTTGAAAATGAGGATGATGCTACTCGTTATGCTTTAATGTTAAATGATGATGATCATTATCAAAGGAATATGGATGTTATAGAAGTTGAGGATGAGCTTGCAATTAATACGTGTAAGAGGTATAATTATAAGTATGCAGTGATTACACCTGACGACATCGTGATACCTCCAAAACATGATAACCTTCAAGAAGATTAAGTGGAAAAATTTTCTTTCGACTGGTAATCACTGGACGCAGATAAATTTTCAAGATCATAGTACCAATTTGATCATTGGTACAAATGGTGCAGGAAAGTCTACAATGCTTGATGCATTGACTTTTGTGTTGTTTAATAAACCATTTCGTAAGATTAATAAATCCCAACTTATCAATACAACAAATGAAAAGGATTGTTGTGTTGAGGTTGAATTTAGTGTTAATAGTAGAGATTACTTAATTCGTAGAGGAATAAAACCAAATATATTTGATATTGAAGTTAATGGAAATCCCCTTCATAAAGAAGCAGATGATAGAAATAACCAGAAACTTCTAGAACAAAATATTTTAAAACTAAATTATAAGTCATTTACTCAGATTGTAATTTTAGGTAGTACTAATTTTGTACCCTTTATGCAATTGTCTGCACCTAATCGTAGAGAAGTTATTGAAGATCTTTTAGACATTCGTATTTTTTCTATGATGGGAGGATTTGTAAAGGATTCTCTTAGAGAACATAGAGAACAGATTAAGACTCTTTCATTCAAGAAGGATAATCTAAAAGATAAATCTAGGATGCAAGAGGAGTTTATTGGAGAAATTGAAGAGCAGGGAAGGAGTAATATTGATACTACTAAAGGAAAGATTAAGACATTAACAATTGAAGTTGATGCTCATTTAGAGCATAATCAACTTAAAGAATCTAGTATATCTGATCTTCTTAAAGAACAAGAAAGTGTTACAGGATCAGATGAAAAGTTAGTAAAACTAAACAATTTGAAAGGTAAAATATCTCAGAAAGTATCTACCATTACTAAAGAGCATAAGTTTTTCACAGATAATACGGTATGTCCTACTTGTACACAAAATATAGAAGAAGAGTTTCGTGTAAATAGAATTGCTGACTCTCAAACTAAAGCAAAGGAGTTGCAAACTGGATATAATGATCTAGTTGAAGCAATTCAAAAAGAAAAAGACAGAGAACGTCAGTTTAACAAACTATCAAAGGAGATTTCTAAACTCAATAATGACATTTCTCAAAACAATACTCGCATCTCTGGTTGCCAACGACAAATCCGAGATCTTGAATCGGAAATTCAGAGATTTACCGAACAACTTGCAAATAGAAATATTGAACATGAGAAGTTAGCTGAGTTAGAAAAAGGTTTAAAAGACACTATCGAAGAATTAGCATCTAAGAGAGAAGAGATAACGTATTATGATTTTGCGTATTCTCTACTTAAAGATGATGGTGTAAAGACCAAAATAATAAAAAGATATATTCCATTCATTAATCAACAGGTAAATCGTTATCTTCAGTTGATGGATTTCTATATCAATTTTACATTAGATGAAGAGTTTAATGAAACGGTACAATCACCGATTCATGAGGATTTTTCATATTCATCATTTAGTGAAGGTGAAAAGATGAGAATTGATTTAGCATTACTCTTTACATGGAGAGAAGTTGCTAGAGCAAAGAACTCTGTTAATACAAATCTATTAATAATGGATGAAGTATTTGATAGTTCTCTTGATGGTTTTGGAACGGACGAATTTTTAAAGATTGTTCGATATATAATAAAAGGTGCTAATATTTTTATTATCACTCATAAAACCGAACTTATTGAT